GTTTACAGCAGCATCAAAGAACCCTGACAACAATGAGTACTCTTTGGTTCCTGGTGTGAACACAATGTCGGCGGCACCACGTCCAACAGTCCAAGCATGATTGTTGATTGTTCCACGGAAGTCGCGTGCTTTTTGTGCTTGAGTTTTTGCGGCTTCCCCACCAAGAAAAAATCCGCTACCTGTGTCTTGACCTGAAGCCATCGCACCTAATGCTGTGGACGCAAACCATCCGTCGACACCTGCAGGGTCGTTGCCAGAAAATGCTTGTGACGCAGCGTTTTGTACTGCATCAGGTGTGAATTGCAATGCGGCAAAACCCCATCGTGTTGCTGCTTTTGCTGGGTCGTAAATAGTTTTTTCAAACCAGTTACGGTCATCAGGTTTGTTAGGTGTGTTTGTTTGAACATATTGTTTGCCAGCAATACCCGATATGGCTTCTTGTGCTTGCGGCGAAAGGTTCGGATTCTTTGCCATGTCCAAAATGACACGTGCTGGAATCCAAGGAGATTTTTTGTAGATTTGACTTGCTGCTAATGCTTGTTGTGGTGTGATTGTTTTAGCAATTTTGTTTTGTGCGTCAATGTTCCCTTGCGCGTCTTTGTCATTATTTTCCTCGTCTACGGAATCGAAGACGTTAAAGAATCCAGCCATTAGTAGCCTTCGCGCAAATAGGAATCCAACATGTCTGCAAGTTCATCACTTGGGTAAGTTGCGTATAGTGCACGTAGTTCGTCAAGGATTGGGTCGCTATTGCGTGGTCCGATGTATGCGTTTCCTTGTGACATGCGCCCTGGTCCGAATGGTGCGCCAGCAGTTACAGGTTCGTTAGGGCGTTCTGTTGGTCGGTCCAATGGTCCAAGTTGACCTGGTGCCGTATATGAAGTTGATGCACCTTGTGCTGGTGGTGCTGGTGCTGGTGGTGCGCCCATTGGTACTGCGCGTTGTGCAGCCATTTGTGCTCCTGCTTCACCGTAAGTTTGTCCTGGTACCGCTGATGGTGCCATGTTCAAATCTGTGCGTTGTCCGTATGCTGCCATTTATAGTCTCCCTCCTAAACTGAGCACTGCTCCAGGTGTTCCTGGTTGTGCCATTGCGCCTGCTGGTGGTCCACCAAGTTGTGCTAACAATCCTTCCACACCGCCTGGACCTTGTGGTGCTGCAGGTTGTTCTGCACCCATACCTGGCATTGCTAATCCTGGCATTGTTTCTGGTGCGCCTTGTGGTGCCATAGCCGCTTGACGTTCTTGTGCGCGTTGCTGAGTTTTTTGTACAGCCTGATACAAACTCATATTCTTTTCTACTGTGAGCATGGTTAGGTATGCGAGGTCATCTGGTTGGTATGGTCCGTTAGGGTCAGCAGCCTGTGCCTGAATACTTGACAGCAGCGCGGCTTCTACTGATTCGGATGTGATGCGGTCTTTTTCTAGTTCAGGGTCGGTAATCAACGGGTCGGATTCACGGGCTGATTCTTTCGACATCAAACCTGTACCCAAACGCTGACCTAAACCTACGATAAGACCGTTGACATCTGAACCTGATGATGGGTATGAGACGTAGTGGAAATCGGTTTCGAATACTTTGTTTGGCACATAGTTGGTCATGCCACCTGATGCGCGTCCTTGTAGGAAAAACGATTTCTTTTGATTGCCCCAATAGGCTAGTTCGATTGCGATAGCAATACGGTCTTCTTCGTACAAGGCTTGTTCAAATACTGCTTGGGCTTCTTGTACACGGAAGTCAATTGTGGATGACAGTACGTTTTCGCCGCGGCGACCTGTACGGATGTTGGTGCCTGATTCGCCACCGAACTCTGCAGGGATAGCACCCTCAAGTCGCTCTTGGCGTTCGAGACGGTCTAGCGCGGTGTCGGTTTTGTAGCCTGGGTTTGTTTGCAACTGTTGAATGTCGCCGCCTTTAACTACACCTAACTGCCCTGTTTTTCCGTCAGCCATCTGGATAATTTCAGGGTTCTCGCCTGCGCGTGCTACAAGGTATTCGTCTGGGAAGATGCCGCGTTCGATAGCGATTTCTGTGAGTGCTTGTAAACGTGCGCGTGTGAAATACATTCCGAGCACACCGTCATACTGACCTTTTGGGGTATCTAATGAGATACGACTTGGGATAACGGACAGTGGCATACCTGTACGGTTCGGCATGCGTTCTAGTTCAAGTGTTTCTAATCCTGCTCGTTCTGGTGGTGTCATTCCTTCTGCGACTGGCGCACCCATAACACACAAAACGATTTCTGTATCGTCACAGTATTCGAGGATTGTGAAACGTGAGTCTGGTGTTACACGTCCCATGCGAAGTTTGCCAACAACTTGTGGACCGTAATTGTCGATAAGCCATTGAGCGGTTTTTGTGTACGTAAAAATTGTGTCATCTGGGACTAGGTTGTCTGGGTCTTCGTGTGGTGCAGCGTAGGTGTCGAGCGGGTTGCGAATAGACCAGGTTGGTGTGAGCGTTTTGAAATCTGGGCGTAGGTACACAGGGCTGGATGAGTATGCGAGGAAGTGTCTTGCACGTCGACGCATTTTGAGTCCCATTTTGTTTTTGTCCCAGTATGACAAAATAATTTTTTTGCGAAGGCGTGCTTGTTCTTGTGAGTCTGCGTTGTTTTGTTTGATTGGTGGGAAGAATGGCATCGGCATGGTTGATGCGATACGCATAGAGGTTTGGTCTAAGCCTTGTACGAGTAGGTTTGCTACGTTGGTTCGTGCGTTGCGGTCAAGTTCTGATAATGGTATTACGATGTCGCCATTTGCTAAGTCTCTTACTTCGCGCATGCGGCGCAGGATGGGTCCTTGCGCTTCGCGGCGGGCGTTGTAGAGGGCTACTATTTGTTCAACTGATTGCACTGTTTGTAGTTCTCCTACAGTAGATGGCTATGCCAACAATACTATACTTAATTGCCACTTAGCATCCATGAGGGTCGCCATTGTCGTGGTGGTAGTTTTATGCCGCCGACTGTTGGGAAGTGTAGTTCTGCAAACCAGTTTGCCATTACAAGGTCGGTACCATTTTTTTTGTCGGGCGACCATTTGGTGAGTTCGTCTACTAGTGCAAGAGTTTTCCAGTTGCCGCGCATTGTTGGTAGACGTACTGCTCCTGAACGGTAGAGGGGTGGGAGTAGTGCTTCGATACCAAGTTTTTCGTCGAATTTGTTTCGGTGTGTTGTGTGGGGGATGATGTTTACCATTTGTCGTGATTGCCATTTGCGTACAAAGTCGTGGGCTAGTAGGAATCGTTGGGCGGCGTTGACCTCAACCACGATGTGTGATACAGGGTAGCCGTAACTGAACGCACGATTAGTCCAATCCTCTAGTAGTCCAGAGTATTCCCCTGTTGAGGTGTCATATCCTAAGAGTTCTTCGGCGGTGAGTTTGATTCGTTCGACATCTATCAAATATCTGAGGTTTGTTGCAGGCTGGTACAGCCACCATTGGATGCCCCAGAACTGTGATGGGGATGGGTCAACAGAAATTAGTGAAATGACTGGCGGGGTGAGTCCTTCAGGGACTTGACCTGGTAAACGGTCATTATCTATGCAGCCTGGGTAGAGAACACCGTCTGGTCCTAGTCCACCTGTTACCCACACACGCGAGATTAGGTTGGTGTCGTCTGCGTCGTCTTCTTGTTGGTATACAACTTTGAATGTGCGCGGGTTAGAGTACCTGATATATGATAAATCTTTCCAACCGAGACGTTGCGGGTCCAGTAATGGTCCTTCAGGGTACGGTTTGGCATCATATCGACGTGATTTGGGACCGTCATCTAGTTCAGGGTAATAAGATTTGTACACAATGTGCTTATATTTAGAGGATTTGACTGGTTCTGTGGCAGCGAAAGACTCTGGTGTGGTCATGTCTGACCCGTCATAGTCATCATCGTCGATGTCGTACGTGATTTTGTTGAGGCAATGAGCATACAAATCGCCTGAACCGAGTCTCTGACCTACAACAGCGAGCAAGCCTGCTGGGTCTACACGGGCTTCGGCTACTTGGTCCCAGCGTTCTAACAGTTTGTCGCGGGTGTTGCCCTCGCGAGCGTTGTCTACTGATGCTACGTCGTCGAATAGGCAGAGGTCTGCACGGTGTCCAATGTATTCTGAGTCAATTCCGTATGCACGTACGGTTGGTTCTTTGTTATCTAACCCGTTGCCATCTAATTGTTCTACAACGAATTCTTCTGCCCGCCATAGTGCACCTTTGTCGGATGGTTTGAAACGACCGTAGTCAACCGAGAGGCATCCTTGAGCGTCCACCGCTAAACCTTTCTTAACAATTTCTGGGTCTGGGTGAATTGGTTGTTGGCGTTCTAAGGTTTCGCGGATTCGGCGACTGTATTGTTTTGCCATTGCTTGGGAAATGGAACCAATCATTACACGGATGGCACGGTTGCGGACAATAGACCAGACTGCTACGTCGTGGAACAGGGTTGATTTGCCTGCTCCTGGTGGGACGTTGAGTACAACAAATTCTTTTTCAGGGTTTTCTAACATGGCTACTAGGGTCACGGCTGCTTCTACTTGCCACGGGGAAGGGACTCTACCCAGGTAATGTTTTCTAAAGAAGTCGAAGTCATGTAGACCACGTAGTGCTTCGTCGCATAGACGGTTGTGGGGGATGGCAGGTAGCAGGTTGTTGGATTCGTCTAGGTCCTGTTCGTATTGGCGGTATTGTGCGCCGCCTTCACGTGATTTGGTTTTGGTGACGGCTAAGACTGCTGCGTCTAGTTTGGCTTTGGCTGCTTTGGATTGGGCTAACCAGCGTGAGCCTGTGTTGATGTGTACACCTGAGATGCGTGACGCTTCGGTTATTGAGGAGCCTGCTGCTATGGCTGCGAAGAATCGTTGTTTGTCTTCGGGGTTGACTTTACGTTTGGTTCCCATGTAGGGATAAGACTACTTGGTTTTACTTTTTGAAGAGACTGCGAATAACATTTGTGGTTTTGATTGGGCTGCGAGGAAAAACATCAGTATAAGCCTTGCTTCGAAAAACCTCTTTTTTAACAACAAATCCTTTTGGAGATGTGTATTCTCGAACTTTGTCTATTTTGTTTACCACTATAGAAGACCTATCAACTGGTTCAACCTCATAGACACGAGGGCGTGT